CTCCCAGTAGTAGACGTTGTCGCGCCAGTGGTAGTTACCGTCGTCAACGCAGTACACAACGACGTCGGTGTCGTCATGGCACTCGGGGCAAGCCGTATCGCGCAAGCGACCGTTGTGATCGGCAACAGGTTTCGCATCGTCCTCAATGCACAAGTGACCGCAGGTTGCAGCAAGTAGGGGGGGAACAGCAGCGGCAATCTTGATCCGGATGCCATCGTTGAAGCTGTCTTCATTAGCCAGATCGCAGATGTCGCTCAACAGATCGCTATCGACATCGCAGTCGTCGCGATACTGACGAACAGCCCGTCTCACCATGTCACCGAGCTTCCTGTTGCTGCTCCTTGTGCGCAAAATATAAGACGGATCTCCGGCTCCATTGAAGAAGTGCGACTGCCGGTACTTGAACCATCCATCTTGCGCATCCTCATCCCACAACATGCGAAGCGAGATGCGGTGACGTGATACATGGTTGCGGATCATCTGAACCAAGATGCGTCGCAACGAACGATCTACATGTCGAGCATCAATCTCTTCAACAACGGTGTTGTCGCTGCGGTAATCAATTGCGCGACGATGTGCGATGTCGCGAGGCAACATGCCGTCGATGTCTCCGATGGCATCGGTGTAGCTGAGCTGATCAACTGAGTACGTATACGCGTACTCCTTCATGCGAACAGACGAATACCAGCGGCCAAGAAACAGAGTCAGGATTACGGATCCATAGGATCCACGCGAAACAAGGAATTTCATCTTCATTCGTATCTCCAATGAGATTGGTATGGACGAACGGAATCAGCGGCAGGTAGCTGCCAGGATGGATAGAACTGGGAAGGAGGCCCCCTCCCGCTAGGGGAGAGGGGGACGACGAACTAGAACGGGATGTCTTCCCATTCGTAGGGATCAGAGATGTGCTCGCGTCGGGCCATCTCGATCGCCATCATGTCGGTGTAGTACCTGTCACTCGGCGTTGCACCAGTGGCTAGGAACTCGACCTGCTCTTCAGTCAGGTGGGGAAACAGTGCTGGGATGAACCTGAACGGATTAAGCATCAGGCGATGGTCATCCTCGGTGATGGGAATCTCCATCGCATTCATCTCCCCAGTGAGCGGGGACTGCATACAGATCATCATGGCGTCTTGAGTGAATCGACAATCTTGTCGCAGAGAACAATGGCCTCTTGTGTGTCCTCGACTGAGAGGTTGAGCGTCTCAGACAGGCGGGTTGTTGCTTGGGTCAGGATGGCCTGGGTCAGGAACTGGACTGCCTCGACTCGGTCTTCGGCACCGTGCTCCATACAGAAGTTGGCAAGAAGTCGATTCACATGGATGAGTTGGGACATGTCCACCAGGAACAGAACGAAGTCAGCAAAGTGATCACCCTTGACTGCTCGTGCGGTGTTGACGAACTCATCGATCCGGGCGATCGTCTGCTTGGCGTGCTCTTGCTTGTTCATGATGGACTCCGTGTAAATCTCAATACGCGATTGGATTGGCGCTCTTCAAAAGATCCTTCTTCAGCCAGACATGGTACGAGTGCGTCTCACCATAGGGGCCAATCACCCTGGCGTGAGGCACCTTCTTCCACCAGTCTGCTGCCGCATCCGCCAGCTTCGGATCCTTCATAGCAAAGCTATGGCTCTTGAAGTACTCGCTCATGTCGAACGGGCTCTTGTGTTTCGTCTTGGTCTTGCGCATCGATCACTCCAAATGAAAAGGCCGGGTTGCCCCGGCCCTTGTGTACCTGGTGTCACCACCAGGAATCGTAGAAGACAGCCTTGCCGTCCTCGATCGCCTGCTTGGCGGCGGAGATGAACTTCATGTCCTGCTCGTTGCTCTCCTCATCTGGTGGGTTGTTGCCAAAGAAGAGTCCGGTGGTGGCTGGCAGCTCGTTGCCCTTGATAGCGATCTCCAGTCGGGTCAGGTCTGCGTAGGTCAGCCTGACCGTCACGCAGTTGAATGACTCAGCCGCGCCACCCTTCTGCCGATACAGGCTCTCCATCCATCCGTGCAGGTCGTGATGCTTGCGCCAATACCAGAGCTCGTTCACGTTCTGCTTTGGCAAGGTGACATCCACCTGCCGGGTCACGTCCTGGTCGTCCAGGTCTGCCGGATCCACAGTCCAGGCGTACATATCAAGTCCCATGCTGGGTCTCCTTGGTTGCAGGGCAGTTGCGCCCCTGGTTGCAGTCTTGGTTGCAGCAGACGATCTCGACCTCGGTGTTGGCAGAGATATGCCAGACCTTTTTGTTGTCGTCGGTGCAGTACGAGTACATGCCGTCGATGTGATGGAAATTCAGCTCGAGCGGGTGTTGAAACCGAGTCTCGCCTACACCGTTGATGCGGATTCTGGTTTTGCGGGGCACCTCGTACAGCTTCACGATCCCTCCTGCCTGTAGATGGTGTTGCGCGTCTCGAATCCCCAATCAAACTTGCGTAGCACCTGGCTGGTGCGGATGTCAGCCTCGCCGAGTACGGGATGGTTGAGTCCATACACGCGGGCGTATTCCCACGGCCCTTCGTCGTACTCCACCCAGTAGAACCTTGCGTCACCCCTGTAGAGGACGATCGGCTTGAGGGTTTCGGGATCTATATCGTTGTCCTGCATGGTGTTGCTCCTGCTACTTCGATGTTGATGTCTACGATGTTCTCCAAGAAGCTGTCATCCACTCCGTCGTCCTGGACTGGCAGGCGATCGCCATCAATCCAGACATAGACGTCAGCCTCCTGGTCAACCTTGCTCAAGGCGGCGATCAGGTCTTTCACCTTCATGTGTTGCTCCGTTGCTTAAATGATTGAGGTTTCGAAGACGTATTCCTCCTTGATCTCGATGCCCATCTGCTTGATGAGCCTAAGGTTGGACAGGGTGAGAGTGACCTGACCCAGGAGCTGGGCGAACAGGCGGGACAGTTCGCAAGCTGGGTAGTACTTGGTCTCTCCGTACACACACTTGCGATTGATCGTGATCCTCATTGCTCCTCTCCTAGTCGCTCACGCAGGGCGGCGATGGCTGCATTCCGAGGCTCGATTTGCTGCGGGTGCTTGACGGCGCTGTTCTCCAACGCCTCCAACGCCTGCCGCAACAGGGCGGTGTCGTCTTGCTCGTCTAGCGACCAATGACACTGCGGACAAACGTATGACACATGCCGGTTAGTCATCACTTGTCCCTCCAATCCCGTGTGCGCGTTCGATGGCGCGGGCGAAACTGAAGTCGTCATGCCGGTGGGCAGACGCAGCACATTCACCAACGATTAGCGCGATCTCCTCATCCGTCAGCGGCTTGCGCGGGGTGGGTGTGCCCACTCCAATGCTTCCGTCCGGGTACTGCCTCAACCGCCCGTTGTTGAGCAATACAGGCGCAGATGCGTCCCACTTGATTGTTGGCTCCTGCTCAGGCTCCGCAAGCGCGGTGCGGAGGTCATTTATGACGCCAGATGTACGCACCAGTTTTGTTTCTGCAAATTGCTCCAACGCCTCAAGCGCCTGCTGTGCTGCTTCACGAAGTGTTGTCATGCTTGCTCTCCTGTAGCCTTTGCGATGGCTGCGCGGGCTTTCTTCTGTACCCAGTCGTCACCGTTGTGAGCGATGTACAACGCCAGTTCTTCCAACGCCTCCAACAGTTCCTCATTCACCGCATGAAGGCGGCGCAGTTCGGCGGCGGCTTGTCGTTCTCGGTCATGACCTCTCTCTGCACCCCAATACTTCTCCAGCGCGTTAGCCAAGCGCAGGGCTTCGGGTTGTGTGCTCATGTGTTGCTCCTGGCTACAGCTCGCAGCCCATGTTGAACAGCTCGTACCACTCGGGATCCACCTTTTTTCTCAGACGCCAGTACAGGTCTGACTGGTAGCGTTTGGTGCAGAACCTGGCCTCCTCGTAGGCGGCGAGAGCGAAGTCGTAGTGCATGTGTTGCTCCGGGTAAATCTCGATCCGTGAGTGGATTGGGGGTAACACGGGGCAGGTCGGCCTCTCGGCCTCCCCGCCCCTGCGTTGTCTACTTAGCTGGCGTAGACGATGCCCTGCTTGACGAACCGCTGGCGGATCGCTTCAGCCATTCCCTTGGCAGCTTCGGCCTTGTCCTCCTCGGACGCAGTCTCGAAGATGATCAGGGCCTCGAGCAGCGCAATCTGGCTGCTCACCTCGCGGACACCCGCGCCAGGGAGATCACGACCACCGAGCACACCAGCCCGACCCAACTGCTTGGCAGTGGCCGGTTGCATGTCACGGTTGGCGATCAGCGTGCTGATCAGGCGGCTCACCTCAGCACGGGACTGAGGGATGTCACCCGTGTAGTTCAGGGTCTGGAGTCGGTTCAACTGAGCCTCGGTGGGCTTGGTGTTGGACACGACGGAAGCAGTGATGGTGTTGGCAGCAGTCATGGCGATCTCCTTGGATCAAAGGGTGGTTGAAGGGAAGCAGCGGCTCAGCGGAGCCTGGAAACAGAAACAAAAAGAGAGGAGGCCCCCTCTCGTAAGAGAGGAGGGGGCCGACGAACGTCGGTGAACGAAGGCACAAGAGGTGGCGAACCACCCCTTGGATCAGAACCTCCAGGCCAGCAGAACGCCCAGGAAGGCGAACACAGACATGCCCAGCAGGTTGAGGATCAGCTTGATGAGGAAGTCACGCATGGCGAGCCTCCAGATCCTTGCAGAGGCCCAGGAGGTAGGCACAGGCCCAGTCGGTGAGGTTGGCCTTGGCGAAGCGAAGGTTGATCTCGTCATCGCGACGATCCTCCATGATTGAGCGGAAGAGCATGTCGTCAATGGCGCTGCCAAGTGAACGGTGTTGTTCTTTATCGAACGGCTTGGTGATGCAGTCGCTGACTGCTGTGCATAGATGTGCAACAGACATATAACGGTAGGTGGGAACAGTGGACATGGTCAGACTCCAAAGTTATTTAGGAAACAACGAGATGAGTGTCGTCAAATGGCCGTACGGACGACATTTGGCGTTCAGGGCACCTATCGACATAGGGTTAACCCTGAAAACACACTCAAGAGGGGAGGCCGTAGCCTCGAAAGAGGCGCTACGGACTCCATCTCGCTGCACATTTACTGCACAGTGGTGAGCTAAGTGGTTGTCACCACTAGAACCTCTGCGGATTACTGATCCGCTCTGTGCAGTCCAGGACTGTTGGCAGTCATCCGGTACCACCGATGGGCACCATCGTGGCAGTACGGGGGTATGAGGACTCCAGTACTAGAGCCATCGCAAACACGAGTCCCCTACTTGGGCATAGCCGATCGCCTACCGGGGGTGTTGAGCCTCTCCGCCGACCGTTTATTTGGCCCTACAAGCGTTTTTTCCGAGCCGGTTGATGTCCGAGTACCATCCACCCGTCAAAATCGCCGCCATAGGCCAGCCAATCAACAGGAGAACCACTGTGAACCTTCAGGCACATGAGCTTCAGAACTTCCTCCGCCAGTTCGAACCACTCGCCGGAGTGAATGTTCGCCATGCGAACGAGCTACGTGGTGCTCTTGCGCCGCACGTAGTCGTCATTGAGGGTGCCGTCAACATCCACGGCGAGTACCACGTCTGGGAGACGGAGGTGAACCTGACGCACTTCGACTCAGGCGAAGACTTGCTGCTCCTGGTGAAGTCGATCCTTCAGAGCTTTGAGAAGGCGGCTCGCCAACAGATGGTACCTACAGAGGGATAACCTAAAGATGGACAACCATCTGTACATCTGTTCCTAGAGATGGTTGTCTATAGTGTTTGTTTTAGGTGGATGTCTAAGATGGTAGACATCTATAGATGGTAAACAGATTCTTTGGTTATTGATGTTCTAGATGGATAACCTAAAGATGGTTACCTAAAGATGATGTACCTAAAGATGGTTATCCATCTATAGTAAATACGCAAGGTCTGTGCCAGCCTTCATTGGGGTTCACCCTAGCCCGGCACACTCTCACGGCGCACTACGATGACTTCGCCCCAGGAAACCGTGGAAGACGACTGAGCGGCCCTGTGTGCGATTGGTCGTCGGACGAGCAACGGAACCAGTCAGGGCGTTGACGTACTCCTTCGTGGCGTGACCTGACCGAGTGGTGGGCGTTACCCACCATCTACCTCGAGGGCTTCGACCGAAGAGGTGTGGTGGCCTGCCACCATCTTCCCGGGCGTCATCTCCGAGCAGTGACAATGCGTTCCATCGCATCGAGTCTCGGGCGACTCCCGAGTCGCTCAGGCGCGATGTCCTAGCAACACCATCGGAGTTGACCGTGGCTGCTCGTCTACGCAAAAACCATCAGGAAGAGATCCGCACCAAGATCCAGGCCTCCGTGCTTGTGTCTCGGTTGATGGGTCATGTCGAGGGGAAGAACCAGATGTCGCCGTCCCAGATCCGGGCGGCGGAAGTGCTCCTCAATAAGTCGTTGCCCAACCTGTCCGACGTGAAGGTGGACATGACAGGCAATCAGGTTGTCTTCAACCTGAACACCAAGCTTGGCGACGACGAGAAGAAGTGAGTCAGGAGTTCGTCAACTACCGCCCACCTGGGAAGGCTGCGGCGGCGTTCCACCAGTCTGACGCTTTTGTTCGGGGACTCATGGGGCCGGTGGGCTCCGGGAAGTCCTCGACTTGTTGTGTCGAGATCGTTGTCCGTGCCCTGGCGCAACAGCCCTGGACGGATGGTGTGCGGCGCTCCCGTTGGGCTGTCGTTCGCAACACCTACCCCGAACTCAAGTCCACGACCATCAAGACCTGGAACACCTGGTTCCCGGAGAACATCGCCCCGATGAAGTGGGACACCCCGATCACCTCCACGATGAAGATCGCGGACATCGGGGATGGCACCAGCCTGGAGCTCGAGGTCGTCTTCCTGGCGCTGGACTCCGAGCTGGACACCGGCAAGCTGCGATCGCTGGAACTCACAGGCGGCTGGATCAACGAAGCGTCCGAAGTGCCCAAGGGTGTCTTCGACATGCTGACTCAGCGTGTCGGGCGCTACCCCTCGAAGATCAAGGGTGGCCCGTCCTGGAGCGGCGTGATCCTGGACACCAACCCGCCAGACGACGACCACTGGTACTACCAGTCGGCGGAAGTGCTGCGCCCCGTGGAGTGGCAGTTCTTCCGTCAGCCAGGCGGACTCTTCCTCAACCCCGAGGGCGAGTACGAACCCAACCCCGACGCCGAGAACATCGACAACCTGCCGTTCGGCTTCAAGTACTACTTGAACCAGTTGGCAGGCAAACAGGATCAGTGGATCAACGTCTTCCTGCTTGGCAACTACGGCACCACCACCGACGGCAAGCCGGTCTTCCCAGAGTGGAACGATCGGGTGCATGTGGCGGAGAAGCCGCTCGAACCGGTGCGCGGCCTGCCCATCCTGTTGGGCTGGGACTTTGGTTTGACCCCTGCCTGCATCATCGGCCAGATGACGCCGCGTGGCCAGCTCATGATCCTTAAGGAGATCATCTCCGAAGACATGGGCATCCGGCAGTTCACGCACGACGTCGTCCGACCAATTCTGACCAACGAGTACGCCGGGTTCCAGCGTCATTCGATGGGTGACCCCGCAGGCCAGATCCGCTCCCAGGTGGACGAACGCACCTGCATCCAGGAGCTACTCGAGGCGGGGATTCCAACCCTGCCAGCTCCGACCAACGACTGGATTCCACGGCGGGAATCCGTGGCGTACTTCCTCACTCGGATGGTTGATGGTGGCCCGGGCCTACTGCTCGATCCGTCATGCTCCAACCTAAGACGAGGCTTCAATGGCCGGTATCGCTACGAGCGTATCAAGACGAATGGCTCGGCCAGATACCGCGAGCGCCCCGTCAAAGATGAGTTCTCGCATCCGATGGATGCGCTTCAGTACCTGTGTATGCAGGTGCGCAACGGGTTCCAAACGCCGAAGGCGCGTCCCGTGCGAACAGCATCAGCAAAGGGATGGACGTAAGCCATGTATCAAGCCGTACCTCCGGTGGAGGCCGATGTCAGCGCAGAGGTGGGTGGGGAAATCCCTAACTCCGATCTGATCGAATCGGCGCTAGCTCGCCACATCAACGACGCTTGGTCTCGCGCCAAGTTTGCCAAGATGCCGATCACCGATCGGCTTTTGCGTTGTGAGCGTCAACGGCGCGGCGAGTACGACCCGGACAAGGCCAACGAGATCGCATCCACTGGCGGATCCGACATCTACATGATGCTCACGGACATCAAGTGCCGTGCAGCCAAGAGCTGGATCAAGGACGTCTCCACCACCAATGGCGATCGCCAGTACGCGCTTGACCCTGCGGAAAACCCTAAGCTGCCACCCGAGGTCGCGGCGTCCATCGCTGACCTGGTGCGAGCCGAGGCTGAAGAGTTCTTGGCTCAAGGCGCGATGATTCACCCCGAAGCCTTCCGCGTTCGGTCGCAAGAAGTACACGACGAGATCATCGTCAAGATGCGCGAAGAAGCGAAGTCTGCTGCGTATCGGCACGAAGGAGTCATTGAAGACCAACTCTCACAGGGCGGTTGGCCAAAGGCGTATGACGAGTTCCTGGACGACTTCGTCACCTACCCAACGTCGATCATCAAGGGCCCGACCGTCCGCAAGAAAAAGCGGCTGGAGTGGGGCCCCGACTACACCCCGATCGTCGTCAACGATTTCAGCCGCGAGACCGAGCGCGTCTCTCCGTTCGACATCTTCCCCTCGCCCAACTCGACCGGGCCCAACGACGGCTACCTGATCCAGCGTCACCGTCTGCGCCGCTCGAGCCTGTCGAACCTGATTGGCGTTCCGGGCTACAGCGACGAGAACATCCAGCGCGCCCTCGACCACTACGGCGAGCGCGGCCTGCGCTACTACGAGTACGGCGACCAGCAGCGCGACGACCTGGAAGGCAAGCCGCACTCCCGCCTGTACCGCGACAACACGATCGAGGCCCTGGAGTTCTGGGGCCCTGCATCCGGTCAAACCCTAATGGAATGGGGCATGACCGGCTTGGATCCGTACAAGGAGTACGAGATCAACGCCTGGATCGTGGGCAGCTACGTGATCAAGGCTGTGGTCAACCCGGATCCCCTGGGCCATCGCCCGTACGACATCGCCCAGTGGGAGTCGATCCCCGGCTCGTTCTGGGGCGTGGCTCTGCCCGAGATCATGCGCGACGTGCAGGTCATGTGTAACGCGGCGGCTCGCTCGCTGGCGAACAACATGGGCCTGGCCTCTGGCCCGATGGCCGAGGTGGTGGTTGACCGACTGGCCGATGGCGAGCAGGTCACCACGATGCACCCGTGGCGGATCTTCCAGGTCACGTCCGATCGCACTGGCGGCGGACAACCGGCGATCAAGTTCTTCCAGCCGAACATGAATGCCGAGTCGCTGATGAACGTCTACATGACGTTCATGCGGCAGGCCGACGAGATCACCGGGATCCCGAACTACGTCTACGGCTCTAGTGCTGTGGCTGGTGCAGGTCGCACCGCCTCCGGTCTGTCGATGCTGATGGACAACGCGAGCAAGGGCATCAAGCAGGCGATCGCCGCTTGCGACCAGGCTGTGATCGGCGTGGTCACCCGGCTGTACATCCACAACATGATGTACCACCCCGACCCGTACATCAAAGGCGACTTCAAGGTCGTGGCCAAGGGCACGCTGGGTCTGGTCATGCGCGAGCAGCTCCAGATCCGTCGCAACGAGTTCCTGGCGGCTACGGCCAACCCGGTGGATCTCCAGATCATCGGAGCCGAGGGTCGCGCTTACTTGCTGCGTGAGAACGCCAAGGCGCTCCAGATGGACACCGACAAGATCGTGCCGTCGCCCGAAGAGCTGAAGTTCAAGATGGCCAAGCAGCAAGAGCAGCAGATGGCGCAGATGGCCATGCAAGGCGGTCAGCCTCCCGCTCCGACGACGACCGATGCCGCAGGCAACCCTGCCGGTGGCACGGACGCGAACATCGTTCAATGACAATTCGCCCAGAGGTGAAGCAAATGATGAAGAAGCCGATGCCGATGAAGAAGGGTGTGATGCCTGCCGGTATGTATGCCGACGGCGGAGCCGTCAACATGGGCAGCAGCTGCGGCCCTGGCTACGTCCCTGACTGGTCTCGTCAGAACATGAGCAAGGGCGGGGCGACCGGTGTGCCCAAGGGCAACACCCGCTCCACCAGCGCGTTCTCCTTCCACACGCCCAAGGTTCGTGGCTATGCGGATGGTGGTGTGGTGGATGAGTTCGGTGATCTGGAAGGCGCAATGAACCGCGCCAGCTCCGCCGAGCCTTCGATTCCTGACGCCGCTCCCCGAGAGTCGGTTGGCCGCATGGACGGCATGACCGAGTCTGCCGCACAGGAGCCCAAGGCCAAGC